ATCTATATCACTGGCTATATCGACAGTTAAATTTCTACCTAATCCTAGATTAACAAAATTACTAGCACTATCACCTCCTGATGTAGATGTAGACGTTTTTGAATCTATTGTAAAAGTTGTACCTGAAGATGGTGTAATTGCATACTCTTTACTTTCAATAATCCCTGTAAATCTATGGTTGTCTTTTACCTCAAAAGAAAATGGTGTAGATGCACCATCGTGATCATTTACTATTTTAAAATCTTTAGCAGACTCTAGTGTTACTAAAGAAGTATCATTGGTAAGTGTAGCAAAGGTAGAAGCATTATCTTTAAAGAAAATATCACCACCATCTGCATCTAAAATAATATCACCTGCTACATCAACAGTAAGATCACCAGAAGATAAATCAATTTCTGTACCATCAATTGTTATATTATCTACAATAACACCAGAATCTGCAGTTACTGTACCTGCCATTGTAACATCTGCACCACTAAACGTAGCTGCAGTGGTAGTGCCTGATTTAATAATTAAGTCACCAGAAGAATTTGTTAGTGATCCATACGTGGTTGCATCATCTTTTAATGTTACATCTCCACCATCTGCATTTAAAATAATATCACCAGCCACATCAACAGTTAAGTCACCAGAGGATAGGTCTATCTCTGTACCATCAATGGTAATGTTGTCTACAACTACACCTGCATTTGATGTTAAAACACCACCTGTATTAACAGTACCTGCAAAAGTTGCATTTGCACCTGCAAAGGTTAGTGCAGTTGTTGGTGTAGTACCAGACTTTATTACAAGCTCTCCTGTAGAGTTTGTTAACGATCCATACGTTGCTGTATCATCTGCAAGAACTACATCACCACCGTCTGCATTTAGTGTAATTGTACCAGCTACATCAAAAGTAAGATTACCTGAAGCTACATCGTACTCATTATTGTTTATTGTTGTATTTGCACTTGATCCAGCCTTAACTGTATTAACAAATATGTTATCAAACTTACGTGCAGTTGTACCTAAGTCTAAACTTGTTTCACCAGATTTAGGTTTCATATCAGTTGAATTAAATTCAAACTGTTGGTCTGGCCCAGTTTGTAAGATAGGTCCACCATCTCCTGCTGTACCATCGTGAGCATGTCCAGTAGTAGCATCAAAAGCATCATTCAGTGCATCAAATTCATTGTCTAAATCTGTAGCATCAATAACTTTACCATTTGCTATATTATTGGAAGTGTCTTGTTTTGTATATCCTGCCATTTTACTGCCTATCTTGTTGACTAAATTCTAGTATTGCTGTGTCCAATGTAAAAGAACTATTTACAGAATTATCTGTAATCCTTATGGCTACTGTTTTACCAGAACCTATTACATTTGATATGTACACTTTATCAATCTCCCCACCAAAAGTTGTTTCTGCATCAATTGAAGGTGGTATAAGTATAATTACAACTTCATCATCTAAACTTGCACCTGAACTTAGTGTTACTGTAATGTCAAAGTTATCACCATCAGCAACACTGGCTACTGTAAATGCCGTTGTAGCTACACCATTTATAGTTACACTTACTTTTGCTACATCTGTTCCAACAGTGTACTCTACATCCTGAATAACAAAAGCTGTTTGAGATGCAGTGGCTGTAAACTTTTGTTTTTTACAGAAAATAGATGCAGCAGCACCATAAATACTAACACCTGTAGAGTTTGTTTGTATAGAGAAAGTTGCTGGTTGAATTACGTCAGTACGAGACTGATCAAAATCAAATTTTAAATTAGATGATATATCTAGTGTACCATTAGGGTCTATATAGTACGTTAGTTTATATATTGTTTTTCTAGTTTGTGGATCAGTAATAGGAAAAAATGGAGACTCATAAATAGCTTCTATGTTTGCACTATCAAAACTATTTCCGTTTTCCATTCTATACACATAACCATCGTCGTTAGCAAATACAATACGTTCATCTATACTAAACATAGCACTATCTGCTACATGTGCCTGTATTCCTTTTAGTGTACCCCAGTTTATACCTTCAGCACCCTGTGCTGCAAACTTAGTAGCTGACAAACCTGCTGATGTAGAGTCAGATTCTGTTTGTCTGTACGAGAATATTCTGTACTGTGCTTTTTCACGTATAACTGTAGAGCAAAAATTGGTAGTACCTGCTTTAAAATCGTTAAATGTTCTTTGTATTTTATCAGATGGGATTTGCAAAGAAAAGTCACCAATACGATCTGTAGCACTTAATAGCCGTAGACCATCTGGACCTAAATAAATTACATCACCACCAAATTCCTGTATAGTATCTCCGTCAATACAACCTACATCTTCAGTAATAGGTTTATTTAACATATCAGCTTCACTAGTTCCCGTAATAACCCGTATAGATTTTTCAGTAAAAACTAACAACTGCTCACGAAATACTTTTAGTCCAGTTATATCAGCATCGAAACTTTCTACACCACTACCTAAGTTACCAAATGTACCAACTGTATCAGGGTCAGTAAAGGATAGTAAGTTATCTTTGGCATAAAACATTCTATTCATAAAGAATGCTACGTGTTTAGCAGCTTGAATATCTGTAGGTGTAGTAAGTTCTGCCCATGTATTACTATTTTTATTATACGTCATAGGGTAATTAACCCCATCAACAAAAACAATATATTCTGTACTTCCTAGTTTAGCTTCTGTGTGCCTTATTTTTAAACTATTAGAAGATGTTGTTTTAGTTTCAAAAGTCCAAGACGATCCTGTACTACTATAGTATGCTGTTTTTCCTATATCCCCAGATACTAAATCTGAACTATATGCACTTACAGCAGCAGCATTTATTTTTCTAGCTGCAATAACATTAGAAACTGTTTCTAGCTTTACTGTAAGTATTTCATCTTCACCTGCGACTGCAGTATCACTGTGTTTAGTGTAGCCTAAAACTTTACTGTAGCCACCTTCTTTGTTGTTCTCAAAGTTTTGTAATACCGTAGCAGAGCCAACAGCATTTGTACCTTGCTGCAATGGGGTTAAGTTAGATATTAACCCACCCCTAAACTCTACAGGAAATGTTTGCCATACTGTGGGCATTATAGTACCTTTGTATTAATAGTCGTTCTATTGTCAATACGTGTGTCTCTTACATAATCCATTCTATTTATGTGTAGACTACGTAACTGTTTTATACCTAATTGAAACTTTTGTAATGCCAGTTGTGATTCTTGTGTGTTTCCTCTAAACTTATATACATAATACATAGCACCATCTAGAATAACATACCTATATTGTTCTGGTAGTCTAGGTACATCTGAATGTAATTCTAAGTCATACGTTGTTGCATAGTATTCGTATATAACTTCATATGCTTTATCTGGTGATGGTACAAATAAAATTTCTCTACTAGGTGCTCTTACAACATGGGTTGGTACAGCACGTATACCTGTATCCGTATTATACTCATAGTCAGAATACTTTGCAATATATTCTTCATAAGACATTATCTTTAGTTTTCTAGTATCTACACCTAAAGAATTATTACGTTTTAATCTAACTGTATTAAAGTTTACTGTTTTAGCATCGTAAGGATAGCTGTATCTAACTTCACCTGCAACTAAAATCTCTTCTTCTTCTACATGATTCCAAGGCCACTCATACTCTTCTTGGTTAATGTGTCTGATAGATGCATTTATAGAATCTTTTGCAAAGCTATAGTATCCTGTAGTGGTTGCAAAATTATTGGCAGTTAATTCTACTTCGTTTAACCGTCTATTTACATCATTAACTAAACTTAAAAAATTATATGCCATTACTATTTCTCTCTAATCCGTAAAAATATAGAACGTTCATACGTAAGGCCACCTGCTGTACTTACACGACATGTAACTTTGTATCTAATGTTTGCAGTACCTAAACCTAATTGTGCAGTAGCAACTGTTGCTGTATTAGTTTGTGCAACTAACTGAAGTCCATTTACAGTTTCACCACCTGCTATTGCAGTTTTAGTACCACTAGCATTATCAACAAACCAACTAACAGTACTTATGGTGTCGGTATTTAAAAACCTAGACCAATCTACACTGTAGTCGATAACTTCATCAGGGTCTTTATCGGGCCATTTATATGACATTTATTTATCCTTTAAGCAGCAATATATACTATATTATCTCTATCTTGTTTTTCTATGTACACTGTAAAGTTAACAGGCTCTACCACATAAACAGTATTTCTTCTGTCTTGCTCTACTAAGTGTATCACATTACTTTCTTCAATTATGTGTGCCTTAGTTTGTCTATCTTGATCTACTAAGTAAACAGTATTTTCTTTTGAGTAACTATCTGGATCATATACAAATATTTCAGTAGATACTGTAACTGTATTAGTATTTATAGACAGTCCTGTAATACTAAATGTTACTTCTCTTGCAATGTTTAGATCAACACTCTGACCAGTTAACGTAAACGAACCCTGTCCAATAGAAAGATTGTTTACTATAAGCCTTGCATCTTGACCTGTTAATACAAAGCTACCTTGGTCTATAACATTAGATATACTTTTCAGTACATCTTGACCTGTAAATGTAAACGAACCTTGGTCTGCTACAACAGTTACATTTTTTACAAATGTTACGTCTTGTCCTGTTAGTGTAAACGAGCCATTAGAGAGAACAATATTATTGTCTATTAAGTTTACATCTTGTCCAGTAAGTACAAAAGACCCGTGTTCAATTTGTAAATTATTATTAACAAGACCTACATTCTGACCTGTTAACGTAAATGATCCATTAGCTAACTGGATATTATTATTTATAATGTTTACATTTTGGCCTGTTAATGCAAACGAACCTTGCTCTAAAATAAAAGATCGGGTTGAGTTTAGTGTTACATTTTGTCCACTAAAAGTAAACGAACCTTGGTTAGCTGCTACATTATTTGCTATTAACCGTACATCATTACCTGTTAGTATAAATGTACCGGGATTAAGTGCTCTATTATTAGCTACAACACCAACAGTTTGTCCAGCAAATGTGTACGAACCCTGATTTAATTCTTTAGATATACCCTTTGTTACATCTTGTCCACTAAGGGTAAATGATCCCTGACCAATAGAAAGGTTATTATTAACGAGTCCTACATCTTGCCCTGTAAGGGTAAAAGAACCAAAATTTAAAGCTATGTTGTTAGCTACTAAACCAACGTCTTGTCCAGTTAGTGTAAACGAACCGTTGTTTAAAGTTATATTATTGTCTACTAATCCTACATCTTGGCCTGTAAGAGTAAATGATCCTTGGCCTATACCAAGATTGTTTGCAACTACACCAACATTTTGACCAGTTAGTGTAAATGAACCCTGATCTAATGAAACAATTACATTTTTTGTAAGTGTTACATTCTGCCCCGTAAGACTAAATGATCCTTGCCCAACACTTAAATTGTTTGCAACTAAACCTACAGACTGACCAGTTAGTGTAAAAGAGCCTTGTCCTACTGCAACATTATTAGCTACAAGACCTACATCATTACCTGTTAGTGTAAATGTGCCGGGATTTAATGCCCTATTATTTGCAACTACACCGACAGTTTGCCCTGCAAATGTAAATGATCCTTGACCTAAATCAAGGCTATACTCTACAACACTTACACCATCATCTGAAAAAGGTAAAGTGGATAATGGTGCAAAGCCTAACATCTATACCTCGTTATCGTACCAATCTTGTACCGTTTCTGTTGACACGTTATATGTGTCTGCAAACCACTCAAGCTGTTCTGTAGTCAAAGTTTTACAGTGGACTGTTTTAATATTATCTAAAATAGCTAGTGCTTCTTCTTTACTTCCCGTTTCAAATTCAAGCATTTTAACTCTCCACCCAATACATTTGAACTTCACCAGCATTTGCTGGTGTTGTGCTGTACAT